CGAAGGCGATCTGCTGCAGGCGCAGGGATTTCTTCAGGCCGGTGGGGGAGATGGTGCCGCCCTTGATCGCGCTGTTTGAAGCGGCGCGCGAAAACTTGGGGGGCTGAGGTGAGATAAATCACTTCGGCCCCTTTTGCATAGTCTGCAAAGAAATCTCAGAAAAGCCCAGCCGGTTCGGCCTGGATGTCCCAGCTGAAGATCAGCACTTCCTTCGCCTCGCTCCCCTTGCCGCCCCCGACCGTGTACTTGATGTCCGTGGTCTCGATGTGGAAGTCGGCGAAGCATTCGCGGATGGCTGGGTGGTCATTGAGGCTGATGATGGCCTTGCCCTTGATCACCTTGAGCATCCTGGCCATCTCCAGGTACTGCTCGAACTCGAAGGGCACGCCGTAGCCCTCAGTCTCCCAGTACGGCGGGTCGCAGTAGAACAGTGTGTGCTCGCGGTCGTACTTCTTCATTACGTCCTGCCAGCTCAGGTGCTCGATGTAGGTGCTGCTGAGTCGCAGATGGGCGGCGGACAGGGTCTCCTCCAGGCGCAGCAGGTTGAGCCCTGGCGGCGTGGTAGTCGCGGTACCGTAGGTCTGGCCGTCCACCCGGCCGCCGAATGCACTCTGCTGCAGATAGTAGAACCTGGCTGCGCGCTGGATGTCGGTCAGCGTCTCCGGCCTGGTCATCTGCAGCCACTTGAACACCTGGCGACTGCTCAGCGCCCATTTGAACTGCCGGACGAACTCTTCCAGGTGGTTCTGCACTACCCGGTAGAGGTTGACCAGTTCGCCGTTCACGTCATTGAGCACCTCCACCTCGGCCGGTACCGGGCGCAGGAAGAACAGCGCGGCGCCTCCGGCGAAGGGCTCGACGTAGCAGCTGTGCTGGGGGAACAGCGGGAAGATGCGGTCAGCAAGCCGGCGCTTGCCGCCTAGCCAGGGGATGATCGGTTGTGCGGACATGGTGCCTCCTGATGGCTGGGTGCGCTCGATGGCGGTTGCAGGAGGCTCTCGGCCTTCAGGTGGTTCAGTGTCCGGCAGCGCGGGCACTTGATCTGGATCTCGGTGAATCCGCTGGCGGTGGCCAGCTTGCGGCCACATTGGCCACAACGAATGTCTTGCATCATCTGCAAACCTTTTGTGCTTCTGGTAGGCTCCCCGCCGCTCGCGCGAGCGAGGGGGCCTTGGCTGGCTTGCAGGCCTGATCTGCTGGCTGGCGTCCGACCATGGTGTTCCCGCACCAGTGTCGGTCGCCCTCTTTTTATCCCTCTACCGGACACAGCCCCCGTTCGGGCGACAGCATCCACAGATGCTGAGGCGTGATCCGCCGCAGCGCCTCCGGCCGGAACCAGGGCTCGCCGGCCTGATCGGCCGCCCAGGCCACCAGCTCCGAGCAGAACCACGCATCATCTTCCTGCCAGTCACGGCGCAGTCCGAGGCCGGCTATGGCCGTCCAATCGTAGGGCTTGCCGATCTGGCTGCGTGCTGCATCGATGATTGCCTGCGCATTGTGAGCCGGCAGGTCGACCTGGCAGTAGTCCGAGGCACGCTGGATGGCGTAGGCCTTAGACACCTGGCGCACACCGTCCAGGGCGACGGCCTCGATCACGTGGGGCCCAGCCACCAGGGCGACGTGGCTCCAGCGCGACCAGGTGGCTGCACGGATCAGACCGCTGAATGGGTGGTGAGTGGTGCTGAACAGCAGCTGGATGCGCTCCATGGTCAGGCTCCTGCGTTACCGATCCCGGATACAGCAGCTTCGATTGCGGCGATGGTTTGCTCCGCGAGCAACTGCGCTTCTTCGATTTGATTTGCTGCCATGAAAGTGCGGATCTGCTCCTTAGCCTGTAGTCGCACGGTGCGCAGTTGCACCAAGGCGCCGTTGTACTGGGCGGCCTCGCGCAGGATATCGTCAGCCGCTTGCTGTGCGGTGCGCCCATTGATGGCCCAGGCCGCAACCATGGGCGGCGCCTCGCCCTGGTACTCAGCAGCGGCGAAGGCCTGGGCCTCGCTGGCGGCGCGGTCGTACTCCACGGCGCGCAGTGGGTCGCCTGCTACGGCGCGGCGGGCGGCGTCAGCGGCTGCGTCAATTTCCGCACAAAGTGTGGAAGCCGAAGGCGAAGCCACTGGCGGCGCAGGCAAAACCATGAAGAGGCCATCAGGGGCAGGAGTAATGAGTAGTCCATTATCTGCGGCGTCAATCAGTTCGCGCATCTGTGCATCAGTGATGGGCTTTGCATCAGCGGGGACTTGTCCCGCATGCAATGAAGCATGGTACGCACGGTTTGTTGATGCGGAATAAAGATGCATAAATCCTCCTACTTACCAATCGCAAAAAATGATGCAACAACCGCTGCTGTTCCTGGATTGCGGTTATCCAGAAAGATGTTGATCTGATTGAGATTGACGGCTGCAGCGCCGTGAATGACCCCGACTTGAGTCACGCCACTGAATACCCTCCAGACAGCCGCCGGAAATGGAATCGGTAAAGAGAGGTTTGATGTGAATTGCTGACCCGCTGACAGATTGAGAACAATGGAGCCGCCCCACTGAATAACTAAGCCGCCCATCCAGGAGGGGAAAGCGATGTATCCAGCCGCTCCAAAGCTGCCAGCAAATCCCCAGCGCAGTTTTTTCGGAGTTACCGCGACGTCATCCAGGGTGCCGGCGTCGACTTCCGCTTGAGTGCCTACGCGAAGCACGCCACGCAGCAGTTCTGTGGCGGATGCTGCTGCCGAGCGCATAGCTTGGAACACTCGAAGAGGACTCATCCACTTGCCGGGCGAGGTACCGGCCTCTGCCTCTGCCTGCGACGCCTCAGCACTTGCAGAAACAGCGTCGGTGATGCCATAGCCAGCTAATGTGGTTGGGTTACTACCTCCACTTACCCGTCCACGCTTGTCGACAGTCACGCTGCGATAGGTGCCCGCAACCACGCCCGAGGGGCCGGCCGCGATCTCGAAGACGAGAGCGGTGGTGCCGAGGGTGATGGGAGCATCGGTGACCAACTGCCAGATGCTGTCGGCGTTGGTGGTGCCCTGTTCGATGACGACCAGCAGGCCTGGGGTTACCTCAATACTGGCATCGGCATCAGCCGCTCGCCCCCAAGCACCGACAGCCACAACATAGATCCCATTGGTCGAGGCATCGGCCTGATCTTTGACCAGGACTCGGTCACCAGCGGCAAGGAGCACACTATCCACGGTTAACAGGCCGGACAGCGCGCCCAGATTGGCAGTGGTAGCCACCTTGACGCTGTTTTTCCCATCGAGCTTGGCCAGCTCAGCCTTGACGTGATCGAGGACGAAGGCGCGGGTGGCCATCACCACCGAGTTGTCGATCAGCAGGGTGACGCTGGCGGCGTTGCTGGTCTGGAAGATGGCACGGACGTAGAACTGCTTGCCTGAGCCCTGGGCCAGGATCGGCTTCACGCTGTCCGGGTACTTGCCGATGGCATAGAGGATGCCGGTGTCGGTGTAGATGCCGACCTCGCGGATCGTCCAGCCGCCTACGTCATCGGCGACCAGGGCCTCGGCCATCAGCCAGCTCGGGTTGGCCTCGTCCTGGAGCAGCGAGTTGATCGCCTGGCGGTGCGTCTCGCGGCGCAGCGCAGTGGCATCAGGGCCGGGGTTGTAGGCGGCGCCATTGCCGTCACCCACCGCGAAGTGGGTCAGCTTGATGGGCACCTGGTTGGCCTTGCACGCCGCCTCATAGGCGAGCCCGGCGTTAGTAAGGATGGTGTAGTAGTCCTGAGCCATCATGCCTCCAGTGGATAAATGGTCGTGATTTCAATGGTCGAGAGGCCGCTTCCGATGAACACCGGGCCGGCCTGCTCGACGCCATCGAGCTGCAGTGGGTAGATGGTGGTGACTTCGCCGCCCAGGATGGCGGCAGCGATCACGGGTACCGGGGAGCGGTTGGAGAGCGCGACGGTGAGCGCATCCAACCTGGAGCGTTTGTTCTTGTACTCACGGATCAGGTCAACCAGGGCGTCGTAGGTGGCCTCGTCAATGCCTCGGTCAGTCAGCTCGATGTCGACGCGGAAGCGATACGGCGTGCCGCCGTACTCGTACCACTCCGACACCCGGCCACTCAGGTTGAGCGTCACCAGCACCTGCTCGATGGCCCAGGGCGTGCCCTTGTAGCGGTGCAGCTCGATGGCACGCTTGATCAGCCCGCGCTGCTCCTGGTCGTCGCGGGCATAGCGCCAGCCTTCCAGGCCCATGACGTGGAACTGCTCTGCCAGATGCGGCAGCACCTGCGCCGGCACAACGTCGACCAGGTAGACCAGCATGGGCGAGAGGTCGAGGCTGTCGAACTCCTCCTGGAGCAGTTCGCAGAGGATTGCGAAGCGCTCGTCCCCAGCCAGGGCCGGTGGCAACTGATCAGCCATGGGCGACACCCGTCACGGTCAGCTCGATGGCGGTGCAGTTCGCCCACTCATGGCTGGCCACGTCGCGGAAGGTCGGCTCGGTCAGCTGCAGGCGGTACACCCCGGCAACCTGGACGGCCTTGATGATCTGCTCCGGCACAATGTCGCGTCCCAGGCCGGCGCGGCGGTCGGCGGCGTAGTCGGCGGCAGCTTTCACTGCCAGGGCGAGCGCGCTGCCTTCGTCCGCATCCTGATAGAGGGTCAGGCTGCCCCGGATGGCATAGCCCACCTCGGGCGACAGCTTGGTCAGCACCTTGTCGGTCAGGGGGCGCTTCTTACGCCCACTGACATTGGCTTGCACCAGCGACAACAGTTCAGGGCTGGGCAGGCCAGCGTTGGTCAGCGGATAGATCCACACTTCGCCGTCCGGCACAGCCGGATCGGCCTCGCCACCGCGCACCGCCACGTCGATGATCGACTGGTGAGCGGCACGGGCATGATAGATGTAGGCCCCTTCGGGCCCGGCAGTACTGAACGACTCCGGCGCGAGGATGATGCGCTCGATGTAGGGGCCATCCTCCTCATCGTCGATACCACCTGCAGGCACCGTCTCATTGCTGGTGGTCATCCCGGCCGCTGGCGATTGATCCAGCACCGCGATTTGGCCGATGGCCCAGCCGTTGCCGCCGGTACCGGGAGTCTCGCAGGCGACCGTGGTGCGCACCTCGGTCGTGCCGGCGGCCAAGGTCACGGTTTCCTCGGTGACGTAGGCGATGCGGCCATCCTGGCTGGCCACTCGGGTGCCGGCGCTGATCAGCACCGCCTGTGGCGCAGGTGCAGGCAGTCGGAATACCTGGGTGCAGCGCGCTGGCTGGGCGAGCAGTCGCGGGGTGTCCACCAGTTCGCCCAGGTAGTCGAGGATCGGCCCGCCGGAGAAACGCACCAGCAGGCGCTCACCGGCTTGCTGGATAGCCATCAGGGCGAGGGTCTTGGCGTAGGCCACCTGGTCGATGAACAGCCGCTCGATCTGCGCCGGGTACAGAGTCTTGCCGGTCTTCTGTTCATAGCGGGAAACCAGTGCCGCCTCGATGGCGGCCGGGTCGATCTTGACGAACTCAGGCGGCGGCAGCGCGCGCATAGGGCACCTCGGTTTGCTGGATAACCCCGTCAGCCACCTTCCACTGCACGCGCAGGGTGATGCGCTCCTCCTCGATCTCGGCGAGCACCTGAACCAGGGTGACGCGGGTCTCCCAGCGCCGAATGGCTTCCACCGCCTCGCGCACCAGGTGCGGCACTACGCGGCTGGTGGGCCAGTCGATATACAGGTGGATGTCGCTGCCGAACTCGGGGCGGTGCGGATCGCTGCCACGCGGCGTGGTCAGGATGATGCGGATGGCCTGGTCGATATCGCGCAGGCCCTCGACCACCTCACCGGGCGTGCCGAGAGCCGGCTGCCAGTGGGCGGAGGTGATGCTGGTGTAGGGGGTGGGCGTAGTCATGCGCCCATGGTGATGAATCTTGCCGGCCAGGCATTTTAATCGGATTTAAAGAGGGCCAGCGCCGTCAGTGGCTGTGGTGGTTCGAGTTGCCGCCCTGATCCAGCACCTTGCCCTGGGTCTGGATATCACCTGTAGCCTGCAGGCCGGCGGCCAAGGTGACCTCACCAGTCACCTGCAGGGTGCCGGTCAAGATTGTTTCCGGCGTATCGAGGGTCACCCTGGGGGCGACTACCAGCACCGGCTGACCCGCCTGGACGGTGACCGTAGTGGCCGTCTTCACCAGGGCGCTCCCGACACAGTCCGCCACCAGGGTGTGGGCCTCCCGGTCATAGGTGAGGATCGTGCCGTCGCTGAAGCGCAGGTAGTGGGTGTTCTCGTCCGTCACAGGCGGCGGCTCGGCGGTGGAGTAGATCCCGCCCAGCACCACTCCGTTGACGCCATCGCGTTGCAGCAGCACGGCCACCTGCTCGCCGATCTCCGGCATCAGCGGGCGGCTCTTGGTGGCCTTGGTGTGCCGCTGGGGCACCTTTAGCCACCAGGTCTCCAGCCCGTCGAACTCTTCCAGGCTTACCTTCACCCGGCAGCTAAGGTAGTCGACCGAGCTGACCAGGCCGAACTGCAGACCATCCAGAGTCTCGCTGCTCATGCGGTTGCCTCGGTGCTGGCGAGGTTGGGCTCCCCGGCCAGGGTCGGGATCGGCGGCACCGGCGCGGGCGTGACCCGGCGGATCTCGATATCGGCCGTGGTACCGCTGCTGCGGCGCTTGTTGTGACGGGCCTGGTTGATCAGGTACTCGCCCGCGAAGCGGCCCCAGCTGGCATCCAGGGTCACCACCGCCCCGGCCACCAGACGGCGGTCGGCCGGCAGCGTCAGGCTACCGCCGGCCCGCTCGTCGTTGGCATCGCCCAGGGCAGCATCGACTTGAGCCTGGGCGCTGGCAGCGTCCGGCGCGCGCTGGTTGATGCGCAGCTCGTCGGCGCTGGTTTCCATACCTGCCGGGCTGTCCGGGGCGCGGGTGTCCTCGACCTGGCTGCGGATGGTCTTCTGGGTGTCTGGATCATGGTGGGTGTTCTTGGCTGTGCGGAACACGTCCTTGATCTTGTCCTTGAGGTCGTAACGGCTGCACTCCTGGCGGCGGATCGAGCGCACTGGGGCTCCATCGCGCAGAGCGGCCTTGGCGGTGAAGATCAGCTTGTTCTCCCGCAGCTTGACCGCGTAGCCGTACTGCCGCCCGAGGCGGGTGATGAAGGCCAGGTCGCGCTCCTGGAACTGGGTGATGCGGTCGATGCGCAGCTCGCGGATCTCGCCAACCAGCTCGAACTTGTTGCGCTTGGCCACCTGGCGGGCGATCTCGGCCAGCGTGGTGTTCTCGTAGGCCACGCCCTTGCGGGTGCGCACGCCCTTGCTGACCCCGGCGGACAGGCCGCGAATGACCACCACCGAGGGTGGGCCGTTGGCGTTGATCTCATCCACCTCGAAGCTGCCGCAGCTCAGTGGAGCCTGGCCTGGGTAGGTCATGGACAGGGTCAGGGCATCGCCCTTGACCGGGTACCAGATACCGAGCCATTTGCCGTCCACATCCTCCAGCTCGATGCTGATCTCGTCGGACTGGCCACTGAGATAGTCCGTCCAGGTCACCCCCAGGACGTAGGGCGACAGGTCGGCGGTCAGGTCGCGCCCCTGGTAGCCAATACGCCAGACGGTAGGCTCGGCCGTGTCGCGGCCGGGAATGTCGCTCACTTGAACCATGGCGGTAGATCCTCGCTGCTGGGGGCGGCATCGAGCACCGGAATGCGCAGGGTCAGCCCGGCCGGCAGCGACCGGGTCATCGGCACCTGCGGGTTGGCGCGGACAATCGGCTCATAGCGCATGGCATCGCCGTAGTAGGTGAAGGCCAGCTGATCCCAGCGCTCTCCCTCAACCGTGGTGTGGTCTAGATACTCGGCTGCCATGTCACGCTCTCCGGCTGATCACGTCGACGGCCAAGCCCGCCAGGCGGGTCGATGCGCCGACCAGCCGATCCTGGGCGGCCTCCATTCGACTGGTTGCGTAGTCCACCTGACTGATGATCGCTTCCGGGCGCGGAGGATTCAGTGCGCCCTGGGCGAGCTGCACCTCGCCGGCTACCGACATGCCCAGTTGCACCAGGTCGGCGCCATCCTCCATCAGCCCGGCCGCCAGCTGAAACTCCTGCAGGGGCTGCAACGCTTGCCCAGCGAGGCCCAGCAGGCGTGGCGCCTGAGCCAGCACGGCGGCCGGGTTTTCGCGCAGGGTCTTCACGAAGCCAAAGGCTTCAACCCCGGCCCGCAGGCAATTCCCGGCGAGCTTGGCCAGGCCCAGTGCCTTCTGCGTGGGAGTGACCAGCGGGGGCGTGGCACCGCCTACGCGGGCCAAGGGATTGGCCGCCAGGTTGGACACCAGGGCTCGGGGCTTGGGCAGCGGCTTGGTGTATTTGCCGGAGTACTCCAGCAGGCTGATGCTCACAGTGGCCGAGATCAACCGGCCCTGGGCGTCTGTCTTGCGGGTAGTCACCGCTACCTCGGTGAGCAGGTAGATTCCGCGATAGTCGCCAGAGCCGAGCACGTATGGCAGTGGCTCGTGGGCGCTCTTCGCAGCCTTGAGGCGACGGATCTGCGCTTCTGGGTCGCCCAGGAGCGCATGCAAGGTCAGCTCCAAGGTCAGCTCGTCCAGGCTGTCACCCACCCACTCCGCACGCGGCTTGCCCTGGATCAACGCATGCTGCGCATAGTCCGCGGCCGAGCGCTCATCCTGGCGGCCAGGGTGATACTTCACCTCGAACTCGATGTCGCCGAGTACTGCCCACATCAGAAGGCCCTCCGCTGCTGGTCGGCCAGGACTTCACGCATCATCTTCTCCAGGTCATTGCGAGACAGCTGCAGGGCCTGCTGGAAGGCCTCTTGGGTACCAGGGCCGCCACCCTGGACAGTGATCTGCGGGGCGTAGTGGATGGTGATGCCGCCTGCGGCCTGACCAGCCAATGCTGCGGGACCAACGCTTTGCGCCAGATTGGCCACGCGGCTTGCTGTTGCCGCCGGTCCCTCGGCCGCTGCCAGCTGCGGGGTGCTGAGGGTAACGGCAGTCGCGGCAGCCATGCCCAGGGCGGCGCGCTTGACCAGGCCCTGCTTGGCCGTGATGCCAATGGCAGCGCCTTCCGAGACGTTGGCCCCGGCAGCCATGAAGACGCGGCTTGGACTTTTGATCCCCAACTTGCCTTTGAACCACCCGGTAACATCATCACCCAGGCCAACAACTGCATCCTTGGCGGCACCGGCCATGCCCTTGATACCGTTGGCCAGGCCAGTAACCAGCATGCCGCCGAAGTCGGTGAACTTGCCCGGCAGCTCGATCCCGAAGTAGTTCATCACGCCGCTGAACGCCCGATAAAAAAGGCCCAGCGGGCTGAAGTTGACCAGCAGCCCGAGGATCCCCGTCAGGCCACCATTGAAACCGGCCTTGATCTCCGTCCATAGCCCGCCGAAGAAGCCCTTGATCGGCTCCCAGTAGCGATAAATCAGGTAGGCCCCCAAAGCGATGCCGGTAATCAGCAGGCCGATGGGGTTGAGCATCAGGGCACGGCCGAGCCAGAGCACGGCTTGCCCGGCCAGGCGAAGCCCTGGAACTAGGCGCATGATACCGCCGCGCAACAGACCGACACCGGAGATGAATGGGCCGAGCCGGCCACCGAGCAGCAGCATGGCGCGCAACATGGTGAACTTGCCGGAGAGAAGCGAGATACCGATCCCTACGGCATTAAGGCCGGAGGCCCCAAGACTGAGCCCATAAGACAGCCCGACGACACCCAGCTTCAGAGCGACCGCACCGGCCACCAGTTTGATCACACCACTGACGACTTCGGGATTTTCTTTTGCCCAGCTGGCAAACCCTGCTACTACGGGGCGGATCGAGGTGACCAGATCATTTAGCCCCGGCAGCACGGCGGTACCCAGGTTGATCCCTAGCTCCGTCATGCCGTTTTTCAGTAGCTGCAAGTTGTTTGCGGTGGTGGCAGCTCTGGCTTGGAACTCCTTTTCCATCGAGCCATCGTAGTTCGAGGCTTTATTCACCAGCGTGAGGGACTTGGCGTAGGTGTCCATCGAGCCGGCCCGCACCGCCACATCGTCGGCATACTCAAGGCCAAATAGATCAACTAGGACACCCATCTGGTCGGCCTTCGGCACTTTGCTCAGGGTGTTCAGGAAGCTGGTCAATGCCCCCTGCGCATCCTGAGCGATAGAGGCTTTGAGCCCCTCGGCCGTCATGCCCATTTCCTGCAGGGCACGCTGGAATTTCTTAGGCTGCTTGTCGGCCGTGGCCAACTTCGCCAGCATGCCGTTGATGGCGGTGCCGGCCACCTCGGGTGGCTTGCCCAGGCTGACAAAGGCGTTGACCAAGGCCGCTGCCTGAGTCTCGACCAGGCCGAACTGCTTGGCCACGCCGCCCACCCGATTCAAGCCCTGAACGATGTCGCGGGCCTTGGCTGGCGAGGCGTTGGACAGGTGGTTGATTGCATCGCCGATGCGGCCGATCTGCGAGATCGGGATCTGGTACACGTTGGCCAGCTTGGCCATCGAGTCACCGGCATCCTCGGCCGCCATGTCGAAAGCCGTGGACATCTTCGCCACGGTCTCGGTGAACTTGGGAATATCCGCCGCCGCAACACCCAACTGACCGCCACTGGCGGCAATTGCTGCCAGATCTGAAGCCGCCAATGGCAGCGTGCGGGTCATCCTGAGTAACTCGTCGCCGAGTTTGACGAAGCCGTCAGGTGTATCGAAGTCGACCACCTTCTTCACATCGGCCAACGCAGACTCGTAGTCGATGGCCAGCTTAACCGGCAGCGCAGCGCTGGCCCCGATAGCAACGGTCTCCAGCACGCCGGAGCGCAACTCGGCGCGCTGGTCTCGCAGTTGATCGCGACGCGCCAGGCGGGCCGTGAGTTGCTCCTGCTTGCGCCGGACGGTATCGAGGGTTTGCCCGAGGCGAACGTAGTCCCGGTTCAACGCTGCCACAGTGTTGGGCGCCAACGTGCCGAGGTTGCGCTGGATCGAGGCCCCCAGCTCAGCATGCTGGCGGGTCAGCTTGCTGGCCGTATCGCCAAGGCCCGTAAGGGTACGGCGCACCCCGCCCAGCAGGGGAAGAACCCCACGGGCAGATGCGCCGATCTCTAGACCTACTCTAAGGCTACGGTTGCTCACGGGCGGCTTCGCTTTGCTGGCGGATTTGCTGCTCGGCCTGCTCGCACCAGGTCAGGAAACGTTCGACTGTCAGCTGCTCGATCTCCGAGGGCTGAAAGCGGAACCACCTGGCGAGCAAGGCTTCGCACTCGTCGAGGTGGCGGGTATCAATCCGACAGGAGCCGAAACTGCTCCTGGGCGGACTTGTAGTCCGCGATATCCATGGCATCCAGGTCTTCCACAACAAGACCGACAGCTCGCGACATCAGCACCAGCTCTTCGAGTGCTGCATTGCCAGCGGCCTGCTCATTGGCGGCGCGCAGGTCTTTCACGGTCAGGCGGCGGAACTCCAGGCGCTCGACCTTCTGGCCTGCAGCGGTGGTGAACGGATGTTTGAGGGTTACGTGGGGTTTGTCTGCCATGTGTGATGCTCCAGGATGGGTTGCTCTGAAAGAGCCCTGAGCATCGCGCGTAACAGTGGCGCTGCCTTTTAATCTGGTTTAAAGAGAGCGGCAGGCACACTCACTGGAGACAACGATGGAAGAAGAAATCACCCTGGAGCACGAAGGCGAGACCTACTCGGCGAGCTATATCCAGGTCGGCGACGAGCTACTGACCTACCTGCCCGATGGAAGCGAGCGCCGCACTGAGCTGCGCGGGCTCAACCCCGAGCACGCCGCGCTAACCCACCTGCGCGGCTACATCCACAGCCTGAAAACCAAGGGATAAAGGAAGCCCCGCACAGGGCGGGGCTTCGAGGGTGACTTCCTTGTCCTGGGCATCCATGCCCATCCGTCATGGCTAAGACTGCCCGATATTGCGCCGGTACTTGGCCAGTTGATCCTCGCCGTTGACGCGGAAGATGTTGGCCAGGTAATCCAGCAGCAGCACTTCCTCGCCGTTGAGCAGCTGGCGCACGTAGATGGCCGAGAACGGCGTCTCGAACTTCGACGGGTCGCGCGGTTTGAAGCTGCCCAGGTTGTACTCCTTGGACATGATGGTCATCACCGTGACCAGCGGGATCTCGTCCACCAAGCCGCCGTTGTTGAACACCTGGACGTTGCTGCGGCACTGCAGCTGGATGGTCTTCAGCGGACTGGCCAGCTTGGTCGCGGCTTCCTTGTACAGGCTGTTCCAGACGATCTTGCCTTCCAGCTTGTCGAGGCCATCTGGCAGTTCGATCAGACCGACCATGCCCAGGCCCTGGAAGTCGGACATGACGGCCTTGACGCTGCCCAGCTCAATCTCCTCGGCCTTGGCGAAGAAGTCCCGGCCATCCAGGTACAAGTTGCTGTTGGTGATGCGGTGTGCGCTAAAGCCGGGCATTTATGCAGTCCCCTTCAGGTTGGCCAGGTATTCCCCGGTGATCTCGGTCTCGAAGGTGCCGCGCTCGAACGGCAGCGGCACCGTCAGCTTGTAGTTGAACAGCAGGTGCCCCAGCTCCAGCTCGCCCTGCGGGTTGCGCGCCGGGTCATACCAGCACTCGAAGCCCAGCAGCGCACCGTCGCCAGTCAGCTTGCGGCCGAACAGGTTGACGCTCTCGGTGATGCTGTCGATCAGCGCCTGGGTGATCGGCATGTCCACGAACTGCAGCGAGCTGTAGCGGATGGACTCGTCGATGATGTCCTTGGTGCGCCGCACGTTCTCGAAGTTGCGCATGTGGGTCACGGTCGGCCAGGCCGCCGTGCGGTTGCCCCACAGTCGCAGGCCGGTGCCGAAGCTGTTGAACACCGTGGTGATGCCCACTTCGTTGAGCAGGTTGACCTCACTGCTGGGATCATCGACGCGCGCGGTGAGCGGGCGCTCCAGACCGATCACGCCCACTAGCTCGCGGTTGGAGCTGCTCCACCAGTAGCCGTCATCCAGGTCGACCTTGGCGCGCAGGCCGGCGGCGCGGATCGACAGCGGCTCCAGGCGCTCGCCATCGGTAGCGGCGTCGTACACCTTGACGTGCGGATAGCACAGGCGCACCCGGTCGCTGCTGGTGTTGAAGTTGATGGCCCCGGCCGGGCCGCGACCGGCGATCACCTGTTGCACCGTGGTGCCGATGGGCGCGTCGATGTAGGCGATGCCACCCATCTGCTCGGCCGCCGCAATCAGCTCGACACTGATCGAGTTGAGGGTGGAGAAGCCCGGCGCGATGAACAGCTTGGGGAAGAAGCCGAACAGGTTGTAGCTGTCGGCGAATGCCTTGAGGCCCGAGCGCTGGCCGGCGATGTTGACCGCGCCGATGATGTCCGCCGGGGTGACCAGGCTGGGGTCGGCGTGGGTGTAGTCGGCCTTCACTTGGCCGTTGGCCGCGATGGCGCCGCCTGCCAGACGCTTCACCTTGCCGGTGAGCATGGTCACGTTGTAGTCGGTGCCCAGCACGTAGGTGGTCGCGCCATCGGCGGACTTCAGCGTCAGCGCCTGCAGGGCACCGTGGCCCAGCTGCAACTGGTCGTTGTCACCGAACTGGCGCGCCTGGCCCGCCACGTTGCTGCGGTGTACCGCCGGATCGAGCACGTTGATCACCAGGACGGTACCGGCACCGTAGTCGTAGATGCCGGCCAGGGCACGCGGGATGCTGAAACCGTCCAGGGTCTCAGGGCCGAACTGGGCGCCGTCCACCTCGGTGAGGGACAGGGTCAGTGCGTTGACCGGGCCAGCCGGTGCGGTACCGACCAGGGCAATCACGCCCGACTTGACCACCTTGATCGCACGCGGGCCGCGCTCGACTTCGGTGGTCTCGATACCGTGCAAGTAGTTGGCGGTCATTGGCGGGTCTCCTTCTTGGCCGGAGCAGGCGCAGCGGCCTCCTCGGTGATGGGCTCCAGGTGTTTCAGGGTGATCAGCACCTGGGTGTATTCGTGGTCAGCCGGCAGATCGACCGGCTTGCCCGGATGGAGCTGGACTTCGAGCAGCTCGGCCTTGGCGCCTACGCGCAGTTGGGCGCCGCTCTGCGGGCCCTTGTAGAGGTAACGAGTCAGTTTCACGGTTGTTCCTCGTAGAGGGTTTGAGTCAGCAGCGGCCCACTGGAAGGAGCCATGGCCTGCAATTGGGTTGCACGGGTTGCGATGTCCAGGCCGTACTGCCAGACGCCCTGCAGGTGGCCGATGAAGCGCTCGGAGACAGGTCGGCAGGCCTGGTCGCAGTGCGGTGGCCACCATCCGGTCAGTGTGTCGCGGATGCGATCCAGGTGGCCGACCGCGCCGTCCTTGCCGTTGAGCTGGCGGAACACCAGCGTCAGGGCGATCACCAGGTTGCGCTCCTGGAACATCGCGTCGACGGCCTGGGAGCCACCGAAGGTCGACTTGCCGAACGCCACCAGGACGGCGCCGCGCGGGTGGTTGAGGCGGTACTGCGCCGGGTTCTCCGGGAACAGCTCCACCATCAGGTCACGCCCCAGCTCGGCCTTCAGCCGCTCGACAAGCGCGTCCAGGATTTGCTCGGTCTGGCCCATCAGTAGCGCTCCAGGAGGTCATCGCCGAACTGCTGGCGGCGAGCACGGGCGCGGATCTTGCCCGGCTCAGGGGCGGCCTCGCCCGTGGGCATGCCCAGGGTGACCACGCCATCGCGGATGCTTTCCAGCAGCTTGAGGGTGTCCTTGCGGCTGTCCTTCACCGCCTCGGGGATGGCTCCCTCGGGGCGGCGCTGGTACAGCCAATGGCGGGTGAGATATACCACCGCATCCCGCAGCACGCTCGGTACCGGATCGAGCGGCAGGTCGTAGCGGCCTCGCAGGTAGCCGTCCACCAGCTCTTCAGCTTGGCGGACACCGTCCTCGATCACGCTCTCATCGGGCAGCTCGGCGGTGGGGTCATCGTTGGAGAGCTGAGTCAGCGTCAGCTCAGGGATGGCCTTGCCGATATCGGCGCGGGTGCAGTAGTGCATGGTGGGCCTCAGAACGTGGTGGGCCGGGCGATGGCGCGGGTCAGCGCCATAAAGCCTTGCTGCAGGTGATCCTGAGCGATACCGACCCAGCGCAACGGCTCGAAGTCGGCTCCCTCGATCAACTGGATGTCGGTCACCACGCCGTCACCGTCGATGCCCGGCGGTGTCATGAGGGTGCGCACCTGCTCGAGCAG